AATTGTTGCTGAAAATGAAAAAAATCAAACTAATAACTCTAATGTACAAAATACAAATGATCCAATAACAGAAGTAAAAAGATATAAAGAACTTTTAGATAATGGAATCATTACACAAGAAGAGTTTGAAAAAAAGAAAAAAGAATTGTTGAATTTATAAAAATAATCTATTAGGGGGAAATGCAATGAATAATCATGAAGGGATTAAAAAAATAAAATCTAAAGAAATAAAAAATTATCTTGAAGTTTTTACTAAGGATTCTGAAATTATTGAAATAATAAAAATGAAAGCTGAAAGTGATGAAATATGGTCTTGTGAATTAAAAGGAAGTTATAACTTATTAGAATATGATATAGAACCTAATATTACTTATGAAAATAGTTATTTTCCACATTATAGACTTGTAGGAAATAAAGTTCTTTTTAAAGGCTATTATTCTGTCCCAAAAAAAACTGTTGATAAATCTCATTTGAATATGACATTTAATGATTTGATAAGATACATAGAAAAAATGAATGACCAAATAAAACTTTATAAAAATTATCATGAAACAACAGAAAAAAATAAATAAGAAAAATTATATTAATAAAAAAGGAGGGAGCTAAAGATGTCTAAAAAATATTTGAGTGTTGCTCAAGTAGCTAAAAGATTGGGAGTCAGTACAGAAACTGTTTATAATTACTGTAAAAGAGGACTTTTAGGTGGGCAATATATAAAAAATAATATAAAAGGATCTTGGAAAATTGATTTAGAAAGCCTCGAATTATTGGAAAAAGAAAGCACTTTTAAAAGCTCTCGCCAATTAAAAAAGAAATTAAATTATAGTTTATTTTAACTAAAAAAGGAGAAAGTAAATGTCTGATTTTGAAAAAATTTTAGCTTTTGATAAATTATCAATAGATTTGAATGATGAGGCTAAAAAAGAATTGGCTAATTTTTTAAATATTGATTTAGAAAGTTTTCAAAAAAGAATAGAAGGAAAATATAAAGAATATGAGTTTATATTAGCAGTATATTTAACAAAAAAATTTAAAAAAATTGTAGCATATGATGAAAGTATTTCACAAATTTCTGGAGAAAATACAGTTGACTATAAAGTGATTGATGAAAAAGGAAAAAGTTACATTATAGAAGTAAAACATACTAGTAAAAATATTTTTTCTTTAAGTGAAAAACAAATATCTGAAAAAATCAAATTTGCAAAGTCAGAGAATGCTGAATTATTCTTTGCTATTTCAATAAGAGGATTTTGGATGCTTTTTACTGCAAATTATTTAAAAAAGGAAAAGAAAATTTCAATAGAAAAAGACTTAAAAAAATCAAAACTTTATGAATTTTTGGGAATAACTACTTATTTATTTACAGCAGGAATAAAAATTGTAACTGTTTATTCTAAAAAGGATCCCATTAATTTGGGAATTGAAAATCAGCAATATGGAAAATTAATTTCTTTTGAATTTTTTTATAAAAATAAAAAAATATTTGAAGTTAATCCTGATAATCGTGATTTTTTTTCACTTATACTTTTCTTAGAAGGTTTTTTTGATAAAATAAAAGAAGTTTCTCAAAAAGTTATAAGTGGAGAAGATAAAACATATATGATAGAATATTTTGATGATTTCTTTACTTTTGTAAATGAAATAGAACTTTTACTTTCTCCTATTGAGCATAGAACATATGATGACAATAAAAAATATACTATTCCTATTTATTTTAATAAATTAATAGAAGGAAAAGAAAGTATAGATGAAAATGTTACATTAGAAAAGATTCGATATGCTATAGCATTTTTAGTAAAAAAGAATGTTCTTATTTATCATACTCCAAATATGAAAGAAATATATCAAGTAAGTTTAATGTGATTTATAGTAAAAAGATTGGTAAAACCAGTCTTTTTTTATTTTCTTTATATTTTTCCAATTTTTCCAAACATTTATAAAAGAAAAAAGTTATAACAATATAGAAACAAAAATAATGGAGGTGCTTTATGGATTTAGAGTTATTAAAAGCTAAAAAACTATATGCACAAGGAAAAACAGCAAAAGAAATAGCTAGTGCTTTAAATAAATCATTAGGCACTATCTATCGTTGGATAAAAGATAACAAAGAAGAATTTGAAGAAGCTAGGAAACTAGCAGGAATGACTTTAGATGATGTAGTTGATTTACTTGATGAGACTCACAAAAAAATATTAATAGAAATCTCTAAAAATCCTGAACAATTTCGAGATCCAAAAACTGCTGATGCTTTAGTTAAAGTTGCAAGTGTTGTAGAGAAAGTAACAGCAAGAAGTGAAAAGAAAAAAGAACAAGCTAAAAAAGAAGTGGAAGAAGAAAGAGGGGTGTTGATAGTTGATAATCTCTAACAAAAAAAGGGAAATTAAACAAGTATCAGAAGTATTAACACCAAAATTTCATGAAGTCTATAAAGCTTGGAAAAGTAACAAATATACAAAAATAGTTTGTAAAGGGGGAAGAGGTTCAGCTAAGTCAAGTAATATTGCTTTAATGCTAACACTTGATTTAATCAGAAACCCAATAAACATAGTTTGCATCAGAAAAGTTGGCGAAACTTTAAAGAAGTCTGTTTATGAGCAAATAAAATGGGCAATTAAGCAATTAGGAGTTGAAGACTATTTTGAATATAAATTAAGTCCATTAGAAATCAGATATGCAGAAAGAGGGAATAAATTTATATTTATGGGAGTTGATGATCCACAAAAAAGTAAATCAATAGTTGATTCAAGTTTTCCAATTACAGAATATTGGTTTGAGGAATTAGCCGAATTTAAAAATGAAGATGAAGTAGAAATGGTACTTGATTCAATATATAGAGGAAAGTTAAAAGATAATTTAAGGTATAAAGGTTTTTTCTCATATAACCCACCCAAAATGAAGCATAATTGGGTAAATAAGAAATACGAATATACTTTTAAAGAAGATGATGAAATATTTGTACATCACTCAACTTATCTAGACAATCCATTTATTTCAGATGATTTTGTAAAAAGAGCTGAAGCAGTAAAGTTAAATAACCCTATGAAATACAAGCATACATACTTAGGAGAACCTATTGGAAATGGAATAGTTCCTTTTGATAATTTGGAAATTAGAACTATTAGCAATGAAGAAATAAAAGGACTTGATAGATTTAGAAATGGAGTTGACTGGGGGTATGGAGTTGATCCAATGGCATTTGTTCGTTGGGGATATGATAAGAAAAAGAGAATAATCTATGCTATTGATGAATTTTTTGGAGTAGGAATAAAAAATAGAGAACTAGCAACTTTTATCATATCAAAGAATTATGATGAATTAGTTATGTGTGATAGTGCTGAACCTAAAAGTATAGATGAACTTAGAGAATATGACATCAGTGCTTCAGGAGCTAAAAAAGGAGCTGGGAGTGTTGAGTATGGAGAAAAATGGCTTGCTGATTTAGAGGCAATAGTAATTGATCCTAAAAGAACACCAAATATTTCTCGTGAGTTTGAAATGATAGATTATGCAACTGATAGAGATGGAAATGCTTTACCTCGTTTGGAAGATAAGAATAATCACAGTATAGATGCAACAAGGTATGCTTTTTCAAATGACATGAAAAAAGGAAAGTATGTTTATGAGTGTTAGAGAATGGATAAAGAAATGGTTCTTTAAGGACTGTTCAGTTATGACAGATGATAATGTAAATTTTAATCCATCTGATTATACAGCAAATATAGAATATAAAGCAGCTTTTATGCTTCCAATGTCTAAAAAAATTCAGGCTTGTCAAAATATAACTATGGCAGTTTATAAAAAGACAAAAGATGGAAAAGGAAAGGATTTAGTTAAAGAACATGTGCTAAATGATTTGTTCAATATGATAAATCCTAATACTTCCTTTCAAGATTTTCTTGATTATCTCCTTGTATGGCTAGAAGGCAGTGATAATGGAGTTCTTTTAGAGGTTATAAAAGGAATTCCTTCTTTAAGACCTGACTTATATGTTCATTCCCCTTCAAATTTTACTGTCTATTTTGAAGGTAGACGAATAAGGGAAATAAGAATAAATAATCCATATAGGTCAATTGTAGGAGATGAGTTAAAAAACTATATGTGGATAAGAAGTCCAAACTACTTGAATATAATAGATGGAATAAATTCAAGTGGAATAGGAAGTGGATATACAAAGCATAATTCTATGGCTATGTATGGAGCATATAGTGAACAGGCTTGGAAGTGGAATTGGAGCCTTGCTAAGAACCTTGGAAAACCAGGAGGAATTTTACAGACCGAGGGAGTTGTAGACAAAGAAGATAGAGAAGAAATAAAAGCAAGATATGCAGCACATTATGGAGGTTCTGATAATGCTGGAAAACCTATTGTACTTGGCTCTGGATTGAAGTATCAAGATACTTCAAGAGCACCAATTGACAGTGATTGGTCTACTGCTGAGCAGAAAGCACATGAAAGAGCAGCATTAGCAAGTGGAGTTCCTGCCGAACTTGTTGGAGGTGGAGAAAGTACATATCAGAACAGAAAGCAAGCTAAAAAAGAACTCTATCGTGAAGCTGTTATTCCATTTTTCAATAAGTTGAAAAGTTGGTTAAATTATTTATTTTCAGAGTATTTAAAAAATGGAGAGTTCATTGACTATGATTTAAGTGGGGCAGATGAGCTTAAAGAAGACATTGGAGATGTCATAACAAAACTTGAACCTTTGAAAGATAGATTGACTATAAATGAATATAGAAAAATAGTATCTTTATTAACTGATTTAAGTTTAGGAGATGTTGAAGGTGGTGATGTTCTTTTAGTAAATAGTGGAGTAGCAACACTTGATGAAACAATAACTCCAACAACAACCGAAGGAGAGGAAGTTGATGATATTTGAAAAAGGAAGTTAAGAAAATAAGAACTTTGAAACTATTGGAAAAACGATTAACTGCAAGAAATAAAAAAATAATAGATAAAATTTTTAGTGAATTTAAAGAAAAAATTGTAATTGATAATGCTAGTAAAAATGACTTAAAAATTATTATTGACATAGATTATGAATGGTTAAGAAGAAAAATAAAGAGTGGTTTAGAAACACTATATACTTTTACATTCGAGAGTACTTTAAAAAGCTTTCAAAACATATACAATAAAAAAATTAAAAGTAACACAATGAAAGGAATAAAAGATTATTTCTTAAAAAAATGGAATAAAAAAAATGCTGCAAAGCAAGCAACTAGAATTAGTAAAACGACTCAAATAAAATTAAATAAAATTATTACAACTGGTCAAGAAGAAGGAATAAGTCATAATGAAATGGTTGAAAAAATAGTAAAGGAAGTTAATGGAATGACTGCACAGAGAGCAAGTACAATCGCTCGGACAGAAACAAGTAAATCTATAAATGCAACAAGTTTTGAAACAGCAAAAGGAATAATGAAGGAAAAATGTTGGATTCATGTTGGCGGAAAAAAGATGTATAGAGCTCATCATAAAGCTATTAGTGGAAAATGGGTTGATATTAATTATAAATGGAAGTTACAAAATGGAGTAGAAGCACTCTATCCACATGAAGATGGACTTCCAGCATCAGAAGTTGTCCGTTGTTCTTGTTTAATAATTTTTAGATAAAAGGAGATAACATGCCAAAGAGAAAAAAATATAAAATTAAATTTTCTGATGAAGTTTTAAATTTTAAATGTAATCTTGCAGAATTTAAAGAAGATGAAAATTCTAAAGGCAAATTTAAAGGACTTTTAGTCAACATGCAAGGAGATAATACAGCAAAAGGTATTTACAGATTTAAAACTGGAAGTATGAAAAAAAATGATGGTAAAAAGTTATTTTTACAATATAACCATGAGGGTTCTCTAATTCCAATTGGAACTTTAATTGGAAAAGAAACTAAGGAAGGGTTTGAAGTAGAAGGAACATTTCACTTACAGAAAGATGAAAATGGAGCATATATAAATCCTGAAGCAATGAAAGTTTATTCATTAATGAAGGACTTAGGTGCAGAATTTGAGATGTCTGTTGGTGGAGTTATGACAAAGTATAAAGATTATGTTGAAGATGGGAAATATTATATTGATATTTTAGAATTTGATGCTTATGAAGGAAGTTTAACACCTAAAGCAGCAGTTCCAGGAAGTAGAGTAACAAGAGTTTTTGGAGAAGAAAATATAGGAGGAAATAGAATGGGAAAAGAGGAATTAATTGCAATATTTACAGGACTTTTAGAAACATTTAAAACAGATTTATTAAAGGCAGGAACAGATGAGGAAATAGCAAAATTGCCTGGTGAATTTTCAAAACTTACAGAACAATTTAATGGATTAAAAGATAGTTTAGAAAAAGATTTAAAAGAAAATTTTTCTAAACAAATTAATGAATTAAATGATGTATTAAAAGGATTAAAAGCAGATTTTAAAGCAACTGAAGAAGAAGTAGATGATGCTACACAATTTAAAGCAATGTTGCTAAATGTTAAAGATAATGGTCAAAAAAGTGAAATTGTCTTTAATGAAGACAGTAAATTGGAATTTAAAGATATGACAGTTGGAGATGGTAAAACAGGTTCTACTACAGGAAAAGCAATAGTAACAACAACAATAGTAAAAAAGATTTTAGAGAGAATACAAGATTCTAATCCAGTTCTAAAAGATATAACATTTATTACTACTGATGATGCTGGAATAACAATTCCAAGAGAAATGGCTGGTTTACCTGAAGTTGGATGGGTAGGGGAAGTTGAAGAAAGAAAAGATACTGCTGTAACAAAAGTTGAAAATATAACTGTAAATATATTCCAATTATATGCTTTACCTGTTGTTACAAATAAGCTTTTAGCAACAAATTATGTTGGTTATGCAACATTCTTATTAAAGAGAGTAGAATATGCTCTTGGCTTGAAATTAGCAGATTCTGTTTTCAATGGAAGTGGTACAAATATGCCATTAGGAATTTTAAAAGATACTGCTGTAACAAATCAACAAGAAATTGACACATCTGATGATGCAAAATTTATAG